AATACAGTTTATAGAAACATTTTAAAAAATAGATATGAATTATAAACTACAAATAAAGCCTTTAAGTGTTAATGAAGCGTTTAAAGGCACTAGAATAAAAACAGACAAATACAATAGTTTTATATTCAAATGCCTTTTATTACTACCTAAATCAGTAATAATACCAGACGAAACTAATATTAAATTAGCTATTGAATTTGGGTTTAGTTCTAAAGCAAGTGATATTGATAATTGCTGTAAATCTTTTATAGATTGTTTAGTAAAAAAGTATAAAGTTGACGATCGTTTTATTTATGAAATGCACGTTTTTAAAAGTATTGTGAAAAAAGGAGAAGAATATATAAAATTTAAAATTTATTAATTATGATACAAATTACAAATGAATGCAACATGGAGTTAATGAAGTGTTACCCAGACAATTATTTTGATTTAGCAATAGTTGATCCTCCTTATGGTATTGAAAGAAGCGGACAAACTGAAACTTTTACTAAAAATAAAAAACACAAAAGAAAATCACATAAACAGAAAAATTGGGATAATGAAATACCAACTAAAGAATATTTTGAAGAATTGTTTAGAGTTTCAAAAAATCAAATTATTTGGGGAGCAAATTATTTTGTTGAGCATTTAAACAAGAGTTCTATGGGGTGGATATTTTGGTATAAAGGGCAGGAAGGATTAAGTATGAGCGATGGAGAACTTGCTTATAGTAGCTTTCAAAAAGCAACAAGACAAATAAATATAAATAGAGGCTTGATTGCACAAAAAGGAGGTAGCATACATCCAACACAAAAGCCTGAAAAATTATATCGTTGGTTGCTTGAAAATTATGCAAAACAAGGAGATAAAATACTCGACACTCATTTAGGTTCAGGAAGTATCGCTATAGCCTGCCACGATTACGGATTTGACTTGACAGCGTGTGAACTTGACAAAGAGTATTTCGATAAAGCAATGGAGCGTATTAACAATCACATGGCTCAAACTAAATTATTTTAATATGAAAAGAGTAATATTAGAATCTCCCTACGCTGGAGATGTAGAAATAAATATAGATTATGCTAGAAAGTGCGTTAGACATTCTTTAAGTTTAGGGGAATCTCCAATAGCAAGTCATCTACTTTATACCCAAGAAAATATATTAAATGATGATATTGAAGAAGAAAGGAATTTGGGTATAAATGCGGGTTTAGTTTGGAAAGAAGTAGCTGAATTACAAGTTTTTTATATTGACTACGGAATTAGTAAAGGAATGAAATACGGAATGGATTACGCTAAAGAGCATAATATACCTTTTGAAATACGTAAAATACTACTATAATGTCAAACTGCAAACACTGCCAACTATCCTGTAAAACACAAGGCAAAACCAATTGCGACAAATACAATGCAATAGCTAATAAATCAAGCCAATTACCAGAACAAATCCGAGAAGCTTTTAAAAATAAAGATTATGAAAAAGCCAAAGAACTTCAAGAGAAATTATTTAGACTGAATAACGGGTAAATGTTAAAGTTTTAAAAATGTATTGTTATGTTAGTTATTATACTTACATTTGGTAAAAATTAGAAATTATGACAGAATACAACCCATTAGACGAAGAACCTTTAGAGCGAACAGGATTAGAAGAAGCACAGCAAGAAAATTGGAAACGGTTTCTAAAAATGAAGGATGTGGAAATTGTAATAAAAGAGTGTATAGAATTGCTAGAAAATACAGATAACGGAATTGGCTTAATTTGCCTTAATAAGTTAAAAAACATAGAATTATGAACCTATACGACGAAAGAGCAAATATGCTATTTAAACTATTTATAAAAACAATATTAATAATAATTTTAATCTTTACATTATGGGTAATATGCCAACACTACAAGAAGTAAAAGAATATTTTAAGAATGCTGATACTATTATAAGCATTCAATCTAACAGAGAAGATAATATAACAGAAAAATTTGAATTAGTTAGTAAAAAATGGTATATTAAAGGATCCGAATATGGTGCCGAAGTTTGGAACGAAAATAAAGGCTATGCTAAAATCTTAACCCACAAAAAACCAACCTACACAATAACAAAAGAGCAAATACTTGAATTAGAAAACGGATTTACATTGCCTAAATTAAAACAATGGTTTCCTGATGTGTTTGAGGTTAAGTTAGAAGCTGGGAAGTGGTATAAAGCTATCGGAATTAAAGCAGGATGTTTAGGATTTCAAGGTATAGGTTTATACACAAATGAAGAAATACAATCAGGTTTTACTTTAAATTGCAATAAAAAATCTATAGGTTTAAAAGGAGTTAACGGTAGAGTTTGGGGGGTTTTAGCTGATAAATTTGAAGAATCCACAGAACAAGAAGTATTTGAAGCCTTGAAAAATGAAGCGGTTAATAGGGGGTTTAAGGAGGGTGCTTATGTGAAACGCAATCAAGAAATGCTAGACGAACGTGGAACTCCAAGAGCTAAAGAAGAAGTATTAATAGAAAACAATGTTTTTATTTTTTCTTTAGAAGAAAATTATATTTCAATAGATGGAAGGGTAATATTTAGTGACGGAAAATGGGCTGAAATAATTCCAACACTAACCAAAAAAGAAGCAGAAGAAAAACTTAATTGTAAAATAGTTTAATTATGAGCAAACTAACAAACAAATACGAAACCATCTTCGAAATGGAAGCAAGATTGAAAGTTGAAGCTAAGAAATTGGCTAAAGAGCACGTGGATACGAAACCTATCAAATATTTATTGAAATAACTAATTTTTACCCTTAATCTATTATTAAGGGTTTTTTTGTATATTTGTGTAAATGAATAAAAAAAAAATAGATAAAGCAACGGCAATAAAATCAATACTTTCAGATTTAAAGAAAGGAATTGATAAGCCGACTATTTTTCAAAAACTTTCAACCGCTTACAATAATTCTCTAAAATCATTTTATAATTACTATGAAGAAGCTGAAATTCAATACAAGAGTTTTATGCTTATTGCAGAACCAATTATAAGAGCTAAAGAAATGGAAGCAATGGGAGAAATTGCAAAGGCAGGGATATTGTCTAAAATCGAAAGGCAAAAGATACTTACCCAGATTGCATTAGGCGAAATACCTTTAGTCAAATATATAGTGTGTGATAAAATGATTGAGCAAGTGGAAATAGTTCCTAATTGGGCTGACAGAAAGAATGCAATAGACTTGTTAAACAAAATGGACGGTACATACATTCAGAGTGAATCACCAGACGAAAACGAATTTAAAGGATTTGAAATAGATGAAATCTAAATTAAGCCTTTTAAAGCATCAAAAAGAATTTGTACTATCTAAGTTCAAGCACACTATTTTAGTAGCTGGATTCGGATCCGGCAAAACAGAAGCGGCAGTTGCTAAAGCTGCTTATAAACTTACAAGTACATCTTCAAAATTAAACGTGGGTTATTATCTACCAAACTATCCACTAATAAATGATATTGCAGTGCCGAGGTTTCAGGAGTTCTTTGAAAAGCACAATATCAAATATAAATACAATTCGAGCGAAAAGGTATTTCGCACGCCTTATGGTAAGATATTGTTAAGGAACATGACAAAGCCCGAAACTATTGTAGGATATGAAACATTTTATTCTATTATTGATGAGATTGATATTCTGCCAAAATCAAAAGCAAAAGCCGTATTTAATAAGATTATTGCTAGGAATAGACAAATAGACGACAAAGGGCAAAAGAATAGTATTGATTTGGTTTCTACCCCTGAGGGCTTTAACTTCCTTTACAATTTCGCAGTCAAAGAAGCGACAAGCGAGAAGTTTTTAATCAAAGCAAAGACAAACGACAATCCTTTTTTGCCTGATGACTATATCCAAACGTTAGCAGCTCAATATACGATTGAAGAACTAACAGCATACATTAACGGTGAGTTTTGCAATCTTACAAGCGGATCTGTTTATAAAAGTTACGATAGAGAAAAAAACGATACTACACGAGAAGTATTACCTAATGAATCATTATATATTGGAATGGATTTTAACGTTCAAAATATGCACGCTATTGTACACGTAATCGATGGAGGTGCTATGTATGCTGTAGATGAATTTTGCAAAGTGTATAATACATCTGAATTATGCGTGTTAATACGTGAAAAGTACCCTAATAACGAAATAGAGATAAATCCAGATGCATCATGTAAAAATCGTAATACTGCTGGACTTTCTGACTATGATATTATATTAGATGATGCTTATGATTTTAATGTGAATATCAGAAGAAAGAACCCAGAAATATTAAATAGAGTTCGAAGTGTAAATAAATCTTTAGAAGATGGAAAATATTTTGTAAATTTGGCAAAGTGTCCTAATTATTCTGACGCATTGAGTCAACAAACTTATGATAAAGGTTTGCCAGATAAGAAAAGCGGTTTAGATCATATTTTAGATGCTGGGACATATGCAGTTGTTGAACAGATTTACACGAGTGGTTTGGATTAATAAATAAAATAATATGAAAGCACTATTTGAAAGCAAGTTCCCGTTTGTATTGAAAGAGGATGAGGAATTAACAAAAGAAGAAATCACTATTAAGAAGCAATATCAAGATGCGTATATTTCGAAAGAAGAAACTAAAACAGATAAGCTACGAGAAGTTCATGTTGATGACAAACGAACTGGGAA